CCCAGTTTTTCAGTTTTACCTGAAACGTTATTACATAATATTTGTAACCAAAGTACGACGATAGTACTGGTTGCTGTTTGCAGTAAGCGCACCTTGAGTTGTTGCAGCAGAACCGTCAGCGAATGGGTTTGATACCATGCCGTAACGAGTCTTGAAGCCGATCTTTGGTTGGAAGTTGTCTTGTCCAACGGCACGAACCATTTGTAGAGGAACGTAAGGGCAGTAGAATAGACCAGCGTCGAATGCTGATGTACCTTTGTATCCAACAACCATGTAGTTACCACCTGAGTATGGGTCGATATAGACTTTATACTTACCATTCAAGATACCAGCAAAGGTGTTGCCAGTGTCGTCAATTTGTAGGCTGTTGGTAAGTGCAGGAGTGTAGTCAAGAACACCAGCCATCTGTAGTGCAGACGCAACGTCTGAAGAACACATGATGATGTTACCACGTCCACGACGAGTAGACTTGGCGATTTGGTTAGCTTCACGTTCAACTTGGAACATAAGACCCTTGAACTTTTCAACTGACCAACGACCATTTGAGTCAACGTCAAGGTCGAAAGTACCAGCAGTTGCAGTACCAGTGTTAGCACCACGAACAGCGGTGTTGTAGATGGTACGAATAACTTCACGGTTGATTTCTGCAAGCACTTCAGTTTGAAGAATGTTTGCAAGTTCTGTCTCAGCGTCAAGACCATGAATTGCCTTCAAGTCTTGTGCAAGTTCAGTGGTGTATTCTGCCTTTAGAGCACGTGACTTAGCGGTCACGGACACTTTTTCAAGTGAGAAGCCCATTTGTGCGAACGGAGTACCACCACTGTCACCAAGTGCTTCAGCAGATGAGGTTGACATTCCAGTACCAGTGTTTGCAGTCGCAGCAGTACCAGTTGAACTGGCCATTGTGCCTGTACCAGAGAACGCATCGTTAACTTCGCTGTAGAAAGATTCACCAGTGAAGGCAGAAGTGTTTGCGTATTGTGGACGCATAGCGAAGATCAAACCAGTTGGGCCAGTCATTGGCTGAACACCAGCAACGTCATAAGCAATTAGGTTAGGCATCGCACGGCGAACTAGAGAGATAAGAACTGGATCGTATCCCTTTACAGAACCACCAAGGTCGGCCGAACCGTTAAGTGGTGATTCGTTTAGTAGTGATGTGGTGTTCCAAGAATTATTATCTTGAAGTGCCTTTTCTGTGTTTTCTAGAAGCTGAGCAATGATAGCACGCTTGGTGTGGCTTTCGATCTTTGGAAGATCAGCGTGCTCCAGAATTGGCTTCCACTTTTCGTTTAATGATTCAATAGACATTGGATTTTTCTCCTTTGGGGTTTCTTATAATCTTATTTATAAAATTATGATTTTCTAAGGGTTTTAGAAAGTGCTTGAGCGTATAAAGCGATTTGAGGATCTGTCACTACAGTTTCTTCATCAAGACCAATTGGATCAAGATTGTCACCACGTGATTCTCTTAGAACAGACTTGCCACCAAAGTATTGTTCTTTGATGATCTGAACTTTACGCTCGAATTCTTTTGAATCGTTAAATTCAACACCCTCTGCAAGTGTGTGCAACTTTTCTGCTTGAGTATCAGTTAGACCCTTTGAATAACTTTCAAGGATATCTTTAGCCTTATAAGCTTCTAGTTGTTTACGAAGTTCAATGGTTTCGTTAATAGCTTCATTAAGAGACTCATCTTTGAATTCAAGTTCTTCGGCCATTTCAGCAACAACATCAACTTCATCTTCAGGAACATTGATAGTATGTTCAATGAATAGATCACGTAGGCCATCAATGAACGCTTCTGCGACTTCCGCACGAATACCACGATCAATAGCAACTTGATTTTCTTCCATCCACTGCTCAACCACATAGTCGAGATATGCGTCTACCTTTTCGGTTAGTTCTGCAGCAATTGACGCAACTTCTTCATCAAGCTTAGCAGCGTATTCTTCTTCAAGTGCAGCAACTTCTTCTTGGATCTTAGCGTTCACGACTGTTTCAAAAATGACCGAAGCCTTTTCTTTGAAGTCTTCTGATAGGTCTGAACCAGCGAAGATTTCACTTACCGACTCACCAACAGTCTTGTCTCCACGACGAGCTGGGGTCTTTTTGATTGATGATACTGGATTGTCGATAAGGTCAGTAGGTGTTCCGTCTTGTCCCGGTGTTGACACTTTATTTCCCATATCTTTTTCGCCGTTTCCAGTTTTGTCTGCTGAACGCTTCTTATCAGTTCCACCAGCTGGTGTGACGGGATCGTAAACTTCTGAGTCTTGCTTGTCAATGTCATTTTGACCAGACGCTCTGAACTCATCAAGCTGCTTAATGTCTTTAATATTCATAGATTTTACTCCTTTGGATGGATTATGCTTTTATTTATATTTTTGTATTATTAAGTAAGAGACTTTAAGAATGAATCAAATAGACGTATCGCATTCTCTTCTAATTGACGGGTTGACATGCCCTTGGTCTCTTCATGAATACGATCAAGGTTGTTTTGAGCCTGCCATGAACCAGATGCAACATCATAGATCCATTCAACGCCTTCCATAATTCCACGAACAAAAGCGCCAGGAGCTGATGGGTCAGCGACGATATCGCCTGCTGTTGCCAACATAAAGTCTTCTTGGACTTCCATGATACCTTGTTTGTTTGGCTTCAGTGATCCCATTCCACGAGAAGAGACACCAAGCTGTGCGCCTTCGTCCATAAGATTTTTTACCACTTTACCCATAGGGGTGTCCATGATCTTTGCTTTACCCACAAAGTTAGAACCTTCTTGTTTTAAATCGGTGATCATATGTGATACACGATCAAGGTTGATGGTTGGGCCATCAGGATGACCTAGTTCACCAAATGCTCTTTTCTTTTGAACATATTGTTCGTTGTAACGACCAACTTCTTTAGCGAGCACTGATGCGGGATACATACGACCATTACGATTCTTAAGATCGCCTTGCATGAAGATGCCTTCAATGAAGTGATGCTTTTGACCGTTCTCAGAAGCTTCTGAAAGATAAGAAACAGATTCGTTTACTTCGCAGATGAGTATCATTTGTTATCTCCAAGCCAACGGGGTACATAGAAGGGCCACATTGGCGCTAACTGTTTCGTCGTAGTTTTTAACAAGAGTTTCTACACCGCCTGCAGCCATGGTCATAGTACCAATTGTAGTACCATTAGCATAGGCTGTCGTAACCAAAGTGACGTTTGGAGCGTAGACTCTAATAAGATTAGCATTTGATACGGTGTTAGCGGTCGTAACCGATATCTGTGAACCAATCATTTTTAATGGAATATCAGCCATTATACTTCCTTTGCGAATGCTAGAATCTCATCAAAACTATCTGAGTCAGACATTAACTTTTCTTCCATCTTAGACTTGTTTGACGAGTTTAGTTGATTGAATAGGGAGTTAAGTGATTCGGCAGATTCTTTGGTAAGAGTGACTGTGGATCCGTCATGTAGTTTCATTGCGCCGGCTTTGAAAGCTTCGTCAAGATCGACTGATTCTTTGATCTTTGCGGAAATCGTTTTACGGCGCTTCAATAGATACTGATCTGACTTAGTGTTCTTCTTACCGTCATTGTCAATGTCACCATCTTCTCTACCAACAGGATCAAGAGCTTCTTTCATCGCATTCTTAGTTGCAGTCGCATACATAACAGACTTCCAACGATCACCGTAACGATCCTTGAATCCCTGTGTATTCTTCTTCATGCTCTTGACGATGTTCTCACGCTTTGCAGTCTCGGCGTCAGACATAGTCTCTTCTGGAAGATTCGGTCTTTTAGATTCTAGATTGCCAATAGAAACCTCACGTCTGACGTTTCCAGTTTTATCACCTCTATCGTCTCTAATGTCACCTTTATGAAGAATTTTCATATTAACTGTATGACCATTATCATTTTTATATTTTACATTATGTCCATTAACCGATTTATCTTTTGCGACATTCGGATTGCTCAAATGATCCATTGTTCCACTTTTCATGCCGCCAACACCATCTCTTGTCTGGAATTGTGGCTTATAACCTGCTTTAGTCAATGTGCGATGAAGATCACCTACAGCACTTTTGTGTTCTGAATCTGTAGTAGTGACTCTTTTGTCAGTCAATGCTTCATCAAGTTCATACGATTCTTTCATCTTATCCCAAGGAGCCTTAGGTAGAGTGACTTTCTTCTTTGGTGATTTGTCTAATTCGGCAGAAATTCTGCCAGCCTTATCACCGTATTCTCTTTCGTCATTACTTGCGACAGCCGAAATCTTACCAGCGTGTTTAGTGGCTTCTTTTACGGTTGGAATGTTCTTGATACCATGCTTTTCCCAATCTGGATGTCCAGACTTTGTGAAATGCTTGACATTTGGGAATGTCTTCATGGTTTCTTTTTTGGTCTTCTCAGCGTCAGTCTCTTCATAAACAGAATTGTCTTCGCCTTCTTTGTACGAAGCACCTTTGCTGTGATCTTTTTTAATCTTCTTGGCAGTAAACTGATCTTCAGCGTCAACTGGATAGTCGATCTTCTGTACTGTATGTTTATCAATGAAGTTCTTAGTTCTGCCCGGCAGAGGATTAACATCTGACGTAGCTTCTTTGATGATATCCTTAAGTGTTTTCATCGTCGTATTCCTCTGTATCTGAGTTGTCTAAATCTTCATCAGGCTCAACGTCTTCTTCGGCGGAACCATATATACCTTGCGCTATTTGGTCTCTACGAGATTCAAGAGCTGCCATTAACTTATCCTTGATAGCATTATTGAAAGCGCCTGCAACCGCAGTTGGCTCTTGATCAAACGATGCTTTGATGATATCTTCTACTGACATTT